CTTAGTTACTTCAGGACGGCCAGAGGGGGTCGATCCGGTCAGGGAAAACCGGAGCAAGGCCTTCATGAGTAAGCTCGTGAGGGCCCTGTTTACAGTACGTAGTCGTGATTCGTTCCTCAAGAACAAACAGGCACAAGTGCCTACGCAGAGCGCGGCTTGCGTTGAGGGGAAAATAAAAAGAAATTTATTCTACGGCCTTTCAAAGGCGGAAGGAAAGCCTTGGGTAATCCCGAAGGCGATTCTTTCTGGCGGTAAAATCCGAGTGATCACCCTTGACTCTTACGAGAACATGACTTACGCACGGTTCAATGCGTACATGTTTGGGAGGATCCGCCGCCAGAAGTGGGCAATCGCAGGGAGGAGTGTCCAGGAGTGGTGGGACAACCAAGGAGGAAGGCTGAATGATTACAGCGATGTGTGTAGTGGCGACTTGCAGAGTGCCACCGATACATTTAACGGCGCTCTAGCCGATATCTGTATTGAACATGTCGCGAGGTTATTTGGACTCTCTGAGGGAGAGTGTGAGGAAATGAAAAGTTTCACAACCCGAAGCTCATTGAAGGTTGCCGATGGAGACTTTCGACAGCAGACACGAGGCCAGTTGATGGGCAGTTGTTTGTCGTTTCCTATACTTTGCCTCGTTTCATTGACCGCCTGGGCCGTTGGAACGGATTTCGATTTAAAAACAGAAAAAAACAGAATAACGAACTTCTCAGGGCTCTTGCAAAGGAGCCTCTTGGAATTAACGGTGACGATATTGTCTTCGGGACTGAAGATGGTGGCGCTGGGTGGCAACGAGGGGTTGCTAGCATCTGGGGGATCGTCAGTCCAGGGAAGAGCCTACTCTCAAAGTGGGCCTTCACCGTTAATTCTGAGCTCTGGTGGAGGGAGCAGCCTCACTGGGGAGAGGAGTTCGAACATGTGGGTATATTAAGACCCTCTCTGCTTATCGGCATCACGGATGGCAGAACTGCATTTGCGGAAGAGTCTTGGGAAGAGTACGCCAGGTCTCCATTGTTTGAGAGCGCAGCCCTGAGAAAGCTGATCGAAAAACGACTTAAGACTCACCTTCCTCCCTCCATGGGGGGGTTGGGAACGAGCTGTCGTTTCGTTCTAGACGATGTGAAAGAATGGTGGAAAAATCAAAGACAAGGCAAGGTTGTAGTGCGTCCAAGCGCGTGGTGGGATGAGTCTAAAATTTTAAATCTCGCGGAGGACAAGAGGACGTCCGTCCGTTACCTTGTGCCAAATGACAAGGTTGAAGAAGTGATGAAAGCAATCAGAGAGCCATATGTGGGGCTTCCGGAATGGACCGAGACGGGGGTCCAGCTCGCCGACATGGACATGCCGAGCGATTCCGTGCTACGTAGTCTCTTCGAAAGAGAGGTTTGGAAGTTCA